GGGGGCGCGGTACTCGTTGACCATAACCCACGTGACCATGTTGGAACCGTAGAAAGTATTTCTATTGATGCAGACCGGCGGGGCCGTGCTGTAGTGCGTTTTGGTAAAAGCGCACGGGCTGAAGAAATATTCAATGACATAAAGGACGGCATACGAAAAAGTATTTCAGTTGGTTATCGCGTTTACAAGGCAGTGGCCGAGGAACGCGGCGAAGATGGCGACATTGAGTCATACAGGGTAATTGATTGGGAACCCGTCGAGGTTTCACTAGTATCAATTCCCGCCGATGAATCTGTGGGGATCAATCGTAATTTGCCCGAATTTTCAGAAAAAACAATAAAAAAAGAGAGTAAAACAATGCCAAATGCAGTTAAAGAAAAAGAAAAAGAAAAAACAGTTGTTGACACTTCTGCTATCGAAGAAAAAGCGCGTAAAAAAGAACAAGACCGCGTTCGCTCGCTTTTGAAAGTTGGTGAGACTTATAACCAGCCTGAACTAGCGCGTAAATTTGTAGAAAACGGCGGCAGTGAATCCGATTTAAACAAAGCTATCTTAGAATCAATGGGACGTTCAAAACCAGTTGAAGCCAAATCACCTGATATCGGACTTACAGAAAAGGAAAAAAGTGAATTTTCTTTTGTACGTGCAATGAATGCATTAGCTAACCCTACCGATAGACGCGCAATGGATGCGGCATCATTCGAGTTTGAATGCTCCCGCGCAGCTCAAGAGAAAACAAAAAGCGAGTCACGCGGCTTGTTGGTTCCAGTTGACGTACTTAAACGGGATTTGGTCGCGGGTACTCCTTCTGCTGGTGGTGATACTGTAGCAACTGATTTACTTGCTGGCTCCTTCATTGATTTGTTGCGCAATAACTCTTTAATGCTCGGACTGTCTACGATGTTAACCGGGTTAAACGGAAACATTGCAATCCCACGTCAAACCGGTGGCGCTACAGCGTATTGGGTTGGTGAGAATGGAGCGCCTACCGAATCACAACAAGCGTTTGATCAGATAACCCTATCTCCCGAAACTGTCGGCGCGTACACAGAGTATTCGCGCAAGTTGTTGCTGCAATCTTCTATCGATATCGAAGCCTTTGTAAGAATGGATTTAGCGAAAGTGCTGGCGCTTGAAATTGACCGCGTATGTATTAATGGTTCTGGTGCAAGTAACGAACCACGCGGAATTCTAAACACTACTGGTATTGGTGACGTTGCTGGCGGTGTTAATGGCGCGGTGCCTTCGTGGGGTAATGTCGTTGATTTAGAAACTGAAGTAGCAATTGATAACGCTGATGTTGGATCACTGCGCTATGTCACTAATGCGCGCATACGTGGCGCATTGAAACAGACAGAAAAAGCAACAAGCACGGCGCAGTTTATTTGGAGTGAAGGCGGCAACATGAACGGTTATGAGTCACTTGTAACTAATCAGGTTCCCGCCGATTTGACCAAAGGCACGTCAACCGATTGTAGCGCTATCCTGTTTGGAAACTTTGCTGATTTGATCATAGGTATGTGGGGCGGTTTAGATCTTCAGGTTAACCCGTATTCGCTTGATACAACTGGCGCGGTTCGTATCACGGCGTTTCAAGATCTTGACACCGCTATTAGACATCCAGAGTCGTTCGCAGCCATGCAGGACGCGTTAGCGTCATAATTAAATAGGCAGTTGCCGCCAACAAATCATTTATTGGCGGTAGCTGCTCATTTAAAAAAGGAGTTAACATGAAGATAAAAATGCTGCGTTCTACGGTAGTTGGTGGAAAGCGAAAAGAAAAACACGATATTGTTAACGCATCCGATAACGATGCACGGCAATTGATAAATATGAGAAAGGCGGTTTCTTTTTCCGAAAAAAAACAAAAAGTGAAAAAAGATGTATGAACTATCAGAATTTTTCAATGATTCGGATGGTATGACGCTAAGAGGCAGTTTGCATAATGCGGGCATAGATCTAAACGGATATTTTGATAATGTTGAAACTGAATTTTATCTAAATCATTCACAAGGTCCAATCAACGCACAGTTTGTATGTGAAGACTATACAGGCTCTGCGGGTGCCGTTGGTGACATCATTTCAATAAATAACATTAGTTACAGAGTAATAAAAGCCGAACCAGACGGAACCGGCATATTAACACTCTATCTTTTTAAATAATCAGGAGTAAATAAAATGCCAAGTACTGCTATTAGTGCGCAGGGAACAACTGTGCAAGTTGATAACGTAACACCGGGCACGGCGGATGTAGCGATTGATAATGTTAAAAGTTTTTCCGGTTTCGATGGCGAATCAAGCGAGATTGATACAACAAACTTGGTGAGTACGGCTAAAGAGTATCGGTTAGGGTTGCAAGATTTTGGTAATTTCCAGATGGAATATGACGTTGATTATAGCTCGACTGGGCAAGATGTTTTACGGGCAGCGCAAGCAAGCGGTGACACGAAAACTTTTTTGCTAACTTTTCCTGATGCGTCAACCGCAACATTTCAAGCAATTGTTAAAAACGCGCAATCATTAAGTGGAGGCGTTGACCAAGTATTAACAGGCTCCGCATCATTGCGCATAACTGGCGCGGTCACTTTCGCATAATAGGATAACAATGAATCAATTAAACGCAATCGACATATTAAATTGTGACGATACAAAAAGGGAACGTGTGAACGTTCCCGAATGGAAAGGGTTTGTTTATGTGTCAGTAATGAGCGCGGCGGCTCGTGATGAATACGAAGTTAGTATGATATCTGATGAACGAGCGGCGGACGGTTCAGCGATTATGGATCGTGACAATATGCGCGCTAAATTGGTTGTAGCTACGGTGACCGATGAAAGCGGAAACCGTCTATTTACAACTGAGCAAGCCGCCGAATTAGGCCAAAAATCATGCGCGCCTATCATGCGGCTTTATGAAATCGCCTCACGCATAAACGTGCTGACAGATCCAGAAATTGAGGAAGCCGCAAAAAACTAATAGCCCGGCCTTTTGTTATCTTTCAATACAGATTAGCGGAAAGGCTGGGATATACGCGGCGTGATTTGCTTCGTTCTATGTCTAGTGCGGAGCTAATAGAATGGTTTATTGTTTCTGATTTAGAGCACTGGCAAGAAAAAATAAAAATAAAAACAATGTCGAAAGAACAAAAAGCAAACCAGCTAAAATGCTTGTTGTTCAAAGGAGTTAAAAAAAATGGTAGCCAAAGCGCCTAGTATTGCAGTTGAGGTTACATACGCGCCCGAAAAAGCAGAAAAAAAGATAAAAAAAACTGCTGAAGAGATCGACAAAATGGGCAAGAAAGTAAAAAAAGTTGATGGCCGAATGATGAAAATGTCAAATTCATTCAGCACGGCGGCTAATCAGGCGGCTATTTTACAAGGTCCATTAGGCGGCACGGCTGGCCGTTTATCATCGCTTGCAACTGCATTTAAAATTGCCACACCAGCGACTTTAACTTTTGGTGTTGCGCTTACTGGCCTAGCTGTGATTATGGGTAAATCCGTTGGCGCGGCTTCTCGTTATGAGCAAGAATTAGGAAAATTAAACGCATTAGTGAAAACAACTGGTAACGTTGCTGGATTCACTGCCAATCAAATTGACGACATGGCGATAAGTTTATCAGAGGCAACACTAGCAAGCGCTAACGAAGCGCGAGACGCCGCCGCAATACTTTTATCGTTTACAGCGATTCAAGGTGAACAGTTCAGGCAAACGCTAGTAACCGCGCAAGATTTAACCGCAATTACTGGTAATAGTCTGAAATCCTCAGTAACTCAATTAGCCAAAGCTTTGCAAGATCCAACAAAAGGCTTAAACGCGCTTACTCGATCCGGTGTTAGTTTTACAGAACAGCAAAAAGAACAAATTAAAACAATGTCTGAATCTGGAAAACGATTAGAGGCGCAAAATAAAATATTAGGCGCGATCAAAGCACAGGCGGCGGGTTCTGGTGTTGGTGAATCAGGTGGCGTGGCTGGCGCACTTGATACACTTGGAGAGCGTTGGGAGCGTTTACTAGCTGTAATTGGGCAAAAATCAGGCGCGGCAGATGCGGCAACGGGTTTATTTACTCAAATGGCAAAAGGCGCAAAAGTTGCAATAAATAGTTTAACTAAAACGGCAGGCGAAAAAGCCGTTGAATTAGCACAAAAAAGATTACAGATACAAGCTGAGCTGGTGCCATTGTTTGGCGAAGCGCCATATAAAGCGCAGTTAGATGCATTAAGCGCGCAGATAAACGCATTAAATTCTTTACGTGATCAAGAGTTAGCCGAGGCTGTAAAGTTCGCTCAAAAAAGAAATGAATCACGAAAAGCGCTAGATGATGCAGCGGCTATAGAGAGAGCGGAAAAGATAAAAAAAGAGGCAGAAACAGAACTACTAATACTTCGTGATAAAAACCAACAAATTATTGAAAACAATTTGTCATTAGCTGGTCAAGATGAGCAATTACAATTTGTTAAAAAGGCGGCGGCTGATAGAGAACGCGAAGAAGAAATAGCAAAACTTAGAGAATCCAAGTTGTTGACAGATGAGGTACAAAACGAATTCAGAATAAGAGAGTTGGAGGAAGAAAAAAATCACCAGTTAAAACTAGAAAAAATTCGTGAAGAAACAGAAAAAAAGAAACGAGACAAACAAGAGCAAACTTTAAATTTTGGTATCAAGGTTGCTGATAAACTGTTGAAAGCAGATAGCGCGAGCGGTCAAAAACGCAAACAATTAGCGTTACAGTCTGCAAGCCTTTTATTGAATACCAAAAAAACAAGCGCGATTAAAGAAACTGTTTTAGCTGGTCAAGTTGCAATCGCAGAAGCAAACGCAAGCGCGGCATTTCCGTACAATATCCCGGCTGTTATTTATGCGGCGGCAGAAACGGCGGCACAGTTGGCGACTATATCAGGTATAGCTCATGGCGGTTTAACCAACGTTCCCGCCGAAGCAACCTATTTACTACAAAAAAATGAGCGTGTAATAAGCCCGCGCCAAAATCAAGATTTAACAAATTTCATTCAAGAGGGAGGCGGTTCTACTGTGAATGTTCACAACTACACTGGAGCGCCAGTTCAGGAGCGGCGCAATGGTAACAATGTAGAATTGATTATTGGCCGTGTTAAAGAGGCCATTAACAACGATATGAGGCGCGGAACGGGTGTGGCTGGTGTAATGCAATCAACATATGGATTAACCCGCGCAGGGAGCGTATAACATGCCTGATGCAGTATGGCCGGTGAGTTTACCGCCGCCTTTATTAACTGGTTATTCTATTACTGATGAGTTGCCATTAATTCGAACCTCTATGGAATCAGGACCGGATAGAGTAACCAGAATTTCAACACAATTTAATACTAATGTAAGTTTTAGTATGACATTAACCCGCGATCAAGCCGCAACTTTTCGAAATTTTTTTGAGGTTGAATGCAACGCGGGTGCCAATTGGTTTGATATATCATTAGATACTGGAAACACGCTGGCTACTCATAGATCAAGATTCACAGCTTCCCCACGATACGCATTAAACCCGCCTTTTTATTCTGTGTCTTTTTCAATTGAAACAGATGAACGTGTTATAACCCTACCATAATAAAAATAAAAATATGCCACTTACACCCGCGCAAAAAGAAGCGTATGCACGTGCAAACACTTCAACGGTTCACCTATGGGCGCTCGAATTCAGACACCCAACATTCACCGCACCTATTAGACTGGTACAGCATAAAGATAATATATCATTAACATTGGAAGCTAGCGCGCCCGTTGATGCTGGAACCTTACAAGAGTTCACAGGGCTTGCGTTTGAGCTACAAGAGCCAACAAACGACACAGACCCGGATAACTCGCTTTCTATGCAAGTTGACGGTGTAAACGGCGCTGTGTTGCCACTATTGACGCTAGCCAATCAATCTTATATTCCAATCGATTGCACGTTACGTGCTTTTAGTTATGAAGTTGTAACACAAACACCGGGTGAATTATTAGCAATTTTGCATTTGCAAGTTCGCCACATGTCGGTGAATAAAACTTCATTAGGTGTTCAACTTGGATACACAAACGCGGCTAATAGAAAGTTTCCTTTTATCGATTACACAGCAAATTCAAATCCCGGCCTATTATGAATATTTTGGATTATTTGGGTAAACCATGGGTATTAGGTGAATATGAGTGTTGGACTATGGTTGTTGATTTTTACAACAAAGAATTAGCAATTGATCTACCTGTAATTAATTTGGAAGTGCTGAACGTGTTTTCAATTCGAAAAGCTTTTGAGCAAAACCAAGTACAGCCACTTTTTACAAAAATAGAATCACCTGTTGATAATTGTGTTGTGGTTATGGGTAGGCGTTGGCAAAGTCACGTAGGCGTTTACATCGAAACCACTGATGGGCCAAGAATTTTACATAACAGACAATATAGCGGCGTACTTTGCCAGCCAATAACAGACATCACAAAAGATTTAGATATCTTTGGATACTACGAGTATAAAAAATGCCAGTAGCGTGCTATTTCCCTAACCCGATTGATACCAGTGACCGTGTTACACATGTGATTGATTCCGGTGCAAATTTATTACAATTTATGCAGGAAAACGGCTATACGGTCAAAATGCGCCAGCAACCTTTATTAGTTTTGGTTAATGGTGTTGAGTTAACAGAATCACAGTATGACAGGGTTTTAAATGATGGTGATACGATTGCTCTAACTATTCAGTTAGAAGAAGCTGCGACAATTTTTTATATTGTTTATGCGGTTTTAATCGTTGCTCTATATTTAACGATGCCAGAACCGTATATACCTGGAGATACTGAAGAAGGATCACCAACATATAACATCAACGCACGCGGCAACCGTGCCCGCTTGAATCAACCCAAGCCGGTTTTATATGGAACTATGCGCGTGTATCCAGATTTAGCAACATCGCCGTATAACGAGTTTGAAGGTAGCGACCAATACGCATACCAACTTTTTGAAGTTACACAAGGTTATGCAGAAATAGATATAAACACGGCGCGCTTTGAAGATACCAACATAACCGATTTTGACGATTATCAAATAGAGGTTGTTTATCCGGGGCAAAATTCTACTCTATTTCCTTCTATTGTCACGCTATCCAGTGAAGTGAGCAATTTACAATTAACTAATTTTGGTTTGGGCCCATATACTTCTAACGCAGTTGGAACATTAGCGACCCGGTTGGCCGTAGATATTATTGCTCCAAACGGCGTTTATAACACTGATAAGGAAAGCGGAAAGCTAAAAAACTATTCAATAGAATATGAAGCGCAGCAAAGGACAATTAATGATTTAGACGAGCCTACTAGCGGCTGGATATCATTGGGCGTTCATACCATGAGTGGTGATAGCCGCGACGCTATCCGGTTCACACATAGCTATGATGTTCCTGCTGGTCGTTATCAGGTTAGGTTGCTGCGGTTAACATCAGAAAGCACTAATGTTAGAGTTAGCGATAGTTTAAATTGGGGCCAACTAAAAGCGTACATTGCGGACACGGTGCCACGTGATAACACTAGAATAGCTGTGAGGCTTCGCGCTAGTGAACAAATCGGAAACCGTGCTTTAACAAAATTTAATGTTGTAGCCGCTCGTAGAGTGCCCACATGGAATAGTACAACCGGCTGGAGCGTTGCACCTATACAGACTAATAACCCTGTATGGGCGTTTACCGATGCATTACGCAGCAATTACGGCGGTAATCGTAGCGATGCGTTTATTGATCTATTAACTTGTGAAGCATTGGCACCACAATTAGATACTGAAAATGTGGAATTTAACGGAATTTTTGACACAAAGGGTACGCTATGGGAAGCGTTAACTAATATATTGATGCCAGCGCGATGCCGCGTCATTGATAAGCAAGGCGTTTATACAATCGTTCGTGATTCACTGCAAACGGTTCCAGTTCAGTTGTTTACGATGCGTAACATTGTAGAAAACAGTTTTAAAATTGATTTAGCTGGCGTACTGGAAGAAACCGCCGATTCTATCCGCATAGAGTTTTTTGATGCAAGCCAAGATTACAGGCCCGCGCAATTTGTAGCGACATTAAACGGTGGTACAACGAACACGCCGCGAGACGTGAAACTATTTGGTATAACTGATGAACAACAAGCGTTTAATATTGCGCAATGGATGAACGCGCAAAACTTTTATAGGCGACAAAAAATTACTTTTTCTACTGGCATTGAAGGACGCATTCCAAATTATGGCGACTTAATAGCTATAGAGCATTTTATGTTAGGCCAAAAGGATGCAACTAATAATAAAAGTGGTGAGGTTGTAGACTTTGATGATATCGATTTATTAACACTATCCGAAGATGTAAGCGCAATCACAACGCCGTATATAATTATCAGGAATTTTCAGGGTGAACCATCGGGCGCATGGACCTGTAATATCATTGGAACCAATCAAGTACGTGTTACTGATGTAGGTTTCGATCCCAGTTTGATTGATTTTACTGCGGGTTATGAGCGGCCATATTTTTCAATGGGTAGCGGCGTTACTTTTTCAACTACTGCAAAAGTAGAAAAAATCACTCCGAATGGTAAAGGTGTAATACAAATAGAATGCTTTATAGATGATCCTAACGTGTATACGGCGGCGGATGGTTTGCCCGTGCCACCTATTACGCAACTACCACCATTAGAAACAGTTGCCCCTACTATTACAGAATTGACAGCAACACCTGGTGGTAATAGTAACGTGCAAACTGTAGCTTTATCTTGGCAAGGGAACAACTCTGATTATTATCTAATTGAATATAGTACAGATTTAGGAATAACATTTTTACCAGCTGGAACGGGAAGAACGGCAAACCAATTTTTTGAGCACACAACCGATACGCCGCAAGTATTGCAATATAGGGTTGCTGGCGTAAATATTTTGCGTGGCGCGTGGGTTACTGTTCAAGTTGATACCAACCCTGATGAATACGACCAGCCAAACCCGCCTACAAATTTAGTTTTATCTGAGACATTTATAAATGATACTTTGCGCGTGCAATGGCAGAGTGACACATTTACAAACCGCGTAGAACTATGGGAGGGTGGCATTTTACGTTATTCTGAATTAGTTAGCGGCATCAATTTTGAATTCACACAAGATCAAGCACGGCAGTACGGAACCACACGCGCTTTTGAGGTTCGTGTATATGCGGTTGCTGATAATAGCCGATTATCGGCAACATTTGCCACATTATCAGTTAGTAATCCAGCGCCAGCACTGTTAAATAATCTAAATATTTTGGCGGTTGGTGGCCTTGTTCAAATACAGTTTGATTACCCGACAGAGCAAGATTTTAACGGCATCCGGGTTTGGACTTCTTCGACATCTGGATTCACCCCAAGCGCGTCTAATATCGCGATAGATAGAAGTTTTGATCCTATATTAGGCATCGCGGTTGAATTTGGAGAAACAATTTATATTAGAGTTGCTGCTATGGATGGCTGGGACGATACAGCTAACATTAGCGGGCAAGTGTCGGCTACTGGCAATGAAATTACTGTTACGCAAATTGATGATAATTTTATACAGACGCCAATGTTAGCCGCGAATATTGTTACGGCAGATAAAATAAATGTTAATGAAATATCCGCAATTAGTGAAGATATCGGGATCATAACAGCGGGAACTATTAGAACGTCTTCAGGTTCAGGCAACCGTACAGAGTTATCCAGTACTGGTGATTATCCGCTATGGGTAGGCAGTGGTACTAAAAATTTTGCAAATGCAAAACTTGCTTATGATAATACTGATAATTCTTTAATTGCTCGCGGCATTACAATTTATAATGATACTGGTCAAGTGCTACTAGCAAGTGGTACAGGTGCTAATCAGATTTTAAATAACGAAACCAACGGAACATTAACAACTATTTCTCGACCAGAAGGAGCAAACTATACTTTTGACGGTGGCTTTATTGCGGGCGCGCTTCGCATACATTTACCTCAAAGCTGGTCTGATACAATGTTAAAATTTTACGTTGATATCTTCGAATACGACACAGGGCAAAGCGTCACTATTGAGATATCAGGATACAATTATTTATTTGGATCAACCTGGATAAATTGTACAGCGCGTCTGGTTGCTGGCAGCGAAACCACTAATTACACTGTACGTTTTGGATATCACAACGGTTTTTGTATTGTTCAAATTGGCGACTATGGAACGGGCTGGCTGTATCCAAAAGTTACCGTCAAAGATTTAACCGCATCATATCTTAATTATGATATTGGATTATGGGATGATGGCTGGAACATTACAATGGAGACAACGATCCCTAATTCTGTACACGTAACAATTAATGATATTCTTGGCACGGCTTCAACAATAAGGGATCAAGGCGCATTTGCAACCGAAAGCCAGATAACACCAGCCAATATTAGCACCTATATTGCATCATTGGCCGTCGATACATTATATATTGCAGGTAACGCGGTAACTGTCCCTAGCAATTCTTTTTCTTCTGCTACTGCTATAGCCAATGAAGGCGCTGGATTCATCACACTGCAAAGTGTTGTTCATGTTGGCGTAGGTGCGCCCGTTACAATGAATTTTCATGCAGTTGTAGCGGCAGGGAATTTTGGGGGCCAAGCCGGGCATTATGAAATAAGAATTTTATATAACGGCGTCCAAGTTTACATCACCGATGCAGCAGTTGAAGGGCCAGACAATTTCGGCAATAGACCTACATATATTAGTATGGCCTATGCGACTAGTTCAGTTGTCGGTCCGGCGGTGTTCACGGTTGAATTACGGAATTTAGGTTTTGCTGATTTTTTATATGTTCAGAATCGATCTATAACCGCTTTGGAGACAAAAAAATAATGAGTGTTAATTATATTGTTTATGATTCAACAACCGGACAGATTAAAAGGACTGGAGTGTGTGCGCCAGTTGCTCTACCTTACCAGGCGCTTACAGGTGAATCAGTTATTGAAGGGGTTGCTAATGACCTATTGAATTACATTGATGTAACAATCGATAGCATTGAGACAAAAACAACAATGCCATACACGATTGATACAACGAGTATAGCCGCCGACGGTGTAGCAGAGTCTAATATTATTGGGCTTCCTGATAATGTGCTTGTACGTTGGCCTGATGGCTCCAGCGAGGTTGTAACAGATAATGCGGTTGAGTTTTCTACAACGCAACCAGGTACATATACAATTCAATTTGATGCAGTGCCGCACCTTTTACATGAAATAGAGATAACCGCAACATGAAAAAACAATTTAATCCAGATTATAGGCCGCTAAGAAAAAAAGAGTACCAAAAAAGAGATGGTGAATTATTGGCCGCTATCTGTGATTGTATAGATACACTTTGCAGTCAGGGTATTGATATTGGTGAAAAGATGCGTAATGAATTGGCCGCACGTGATGATATACGGCGCAAATTTAAAAAAACAAACCAAGTAGAACCAAAATAATTGATTCCGTTGCGTTCTTTGGTTTTGCCACTATCAAGTATTGAATCATAAAAATAAATTTGCTATCCAAATACGCGCTTAAAATTGCGTAATGAAATAAAAAAGAAATACAGATAGGCCTATAAGACCAATAACGCTTTTTTTTGCTCATTCCCTTTTGGCTTCTTCTTTCCATATGTTGGGTGTTTTACGTGTAGTATGAAATCCTTCCATTTATGTGATGGATAAAACCGCTCTCCCTGTCTGAATTGCCTTTTAACGGTGTATAGTTTTTCTGGTGAAAACAATTCTTTTGGGTTCGGTTTTATCCCTGTTTCCTTCTTTATTCGCTTAATCTCCTTTATGAAAATTGGATTCATCTTGTCAGACAATCTACATATAGTGAAATTCCCCAACGTATCAAGCATTACAAATACTACTGGGTTTGGTCGCTGCATAATCCCTCTTTATTTTTTCTTTTTTGCTCCTGCTTTCTTTGCTGGTGTTTTCTTTTTCACTTCGTCGAATGGGTGTGGTGTTTTTGGAAAATATGTTTTCCAATCTTCCCGCTTGAAATGTTTATCATCAATTGTAAACTCGCGGTTAAGCGTAAACTTTTCTTTTAGTGCGAATATATCAACGGCTTTTCTGTAGTCGTCTTTTGCGACATTTTCACGGGATAACATTTCTCGTTGAAAAACGTGGTTAACTCTTCCGATTCTTCGACACATTGAAAAATTGCCTTTTTTATCAAAAGCAAAATATGCCCAATCGTTAGCCATTATTCGCGGCTCACCTAATGATGTAAACTCGCCACTGGCGGCGGTTGTCTGTCTTTTCGCATATTCTTTTTTTTGTTTTAATTTATTTCTCCCCTTCGGTTGTAGAAGGTCTTCTAACGCTGAGTTATCCAGATTCAAAGCGACTTTTCCAAGTATGGCACGGGCTTCTATTAGTGCCTTTTCGCGCTCTTCTAATATTGCTTTTGTCCTCTCGTCAGCTTCTTTTATTTCAGTGTATATTTCATCTATAGACCCTTTTAAACGGTCTATTTCTTCCAAAGAGAAATGTTTTAATACAGCTTTTTGGTTAGTGGATTTTTTAAAATAAATTGCGGCGTTTTGTAGTGTTAATTCTTTCAATTTGCTTTCCTATTTATGCGACTTTCTTTTTAACTGTTTTCTTTCTTATTTTCCGTTCTTGCTCTATCTCCAAATATTTTGGAATGATTATTTTTTTATTTTTCTTTTTTGCTCTCGCCTCACTCAAATCATTTATAACTATCTGTCTAAGTTCATCTATTGGCGTATAGTGGGTTTCTATCATTAACAGTCGTAGTTCTTTCGCTAATTTAAAGGCTTGCTTTTGCGTGTATGGGGACCGGGGGCCATAACCAAAATACTTTGATTTTCTTTCACGTAGATTTCCATGAAATAATTTTTCACTCCATGTTGCGTAATAGCATGACTTTTCCTCATTGTGCGAGACGCCAATAATGCCAGTGGTATTGTTGACATTGCTAGTTTTTGGGCGCGGTCCAAACTCCATAAACCTTTTACCTAGCATATCGGGTGCAACCTCATTTCTAATTTCTTTCGCTCTTAATAGTGCAGCATCCAAATTATTATATTTATTTAGTGTGCAATTCTCATAAAATATCTTTGTTCTTTGGTATTGTTCTTTTGAATTATAAAAATATTCATTTAATACTATTTTGACGCCATGCTCTGTTATTTGTAAATATGCAAGGTGTGGATCGTAGTATTCTGATCTATAAAGAGGGTTCCAGCTCATGTAAAAAATCCTTGTTTTGTTAGTAGCGAGAATCAGACTAAAACGAGACAGGGATTTAGTAAAACTAGAATATTGTTACTAATTCACAATACAGAAATAAAGCTGTTATTAATTCAAGGCAGAAAATTCTTGACAGGTATATAAAATGAACAAAATTGAGGTGAGTTTAGGCGAAAAAATAACCATCAATAATGATTTTTCAGTTAGAGTTGTAATTATTGGCGGGGATATTATCGGTTTATCTATTGAAACCAAGGCGGGTTTGCAAGTTAAGGCAGTCGATTTACCCGACCACTTTTGTACATCTATTTTGCAACTGAACAAAAGTGGTCGATAATTTTATAAAATATTACCAATATTAGCCGCGTGCCTCCTTGTAGCGCTGGTGGGCCTCATCAATTGCCATTTGATCAACAAGCGGCAAAACTAACTTTCTTTCAATCAATGCGGCTTCGAGTTGCTGGTAGTTTTTAGCATCCAGCGCAAATCTAAGCCGGGTAAACTTTTGTAGAAAAAAAGTTTCGTCACCGTTTTTATATCTCTTTTTTGCTAAGTCTATTAACTGTCCGTAATCGTCAATTTTAGTTTCTCGCTGTATTGCCACAACAAACCTAGCTACATCGGTTTCGCTTTCTGTGAGGTATGGCGACTCTATTTTAGCCCTTGTATCACTTACAAATAAAAATTTTATAACACTTCTAGCGACACCGAACAATGGTTTCGCCTTTTTTCGATTTGATGAATTGTTATTCATAGCAGCAATCATTTTAATTATCCCTATTTTATTAGATTTACTGGCCCGGCATTGTAACCAGTTGTTAAATCATTAACAAAATTTTCATCTAAAACCATAGCGGTTAAATCGGTTGTCTTAATATCATGAAAAGTTTGTACAACAATCACGGCGGGGACAGTTCTTTTTATCATTGAATCAATATCTATCTTTTGATTTGACCAAATTTCGATTTGTTTTCGAACGATTGGCAACATTGGAAAAAGCAATTGACTGGCCCAGTAATGGGCGCGTGACGGACATTTAGAGCTTAAATGCATAGCAGTTTCACCCGGCATAGATAAGCCACTACCAGCGCACTGCTTTGCATGTTCAGCGCAAATATGAATCAAGTCAATTGACTTAAAATAAACCCCTAAAAAATACGCATCCATTTCTATTTTTTTCCGGTTATCAATCCTAAATTAATCGCTTTTAATACGGCTGCTATATTTGAATTAACGCCTAATGCTTGTCTAGCTGAAGCAACGTGCTGGTGTGCCGTAATGGGACTTATACAAAATTCTTTTGCTATATCTCCTATGCTTGAATCCCTATTCGCTAGCGCTTGCAATATTTGCCGGGGCTTTTCAGATATAGAAATTTTAATTTCGTCAAAGCTCCCTGAATAAAAATCTAAAAATATTCGCGTTGATAATTTTAAATCTATAGCGCGCATAAGCCTTGTTAAGTGCTCATTAGTGCCGATAGGTAAAAAGTTTTTTTCTGCTAATTCATGACAGCTACTAACCCAAAAGCAAGCCCGCGAATCAACATTAGATGATTTAGAGCATATGACATATTGATTGTGTATATCATGGGATATAAGATATTTATATATCTTGTGTGCGGTTGATGTGTCGATGTAGTCTATCGGCGAATTGATAGAGTGAATATATAATTTGTGGCTGAAAAAACTAGTTTCATTTTCGCGTGCTACTTTTATTACAGGGTCATATTTGCCCGGCTTCAAAGCGAGATAATTTTCTAAAATATCGACATGAATGTTAGTTAGTATTCCATTTCTGTTTTTTGGTGCCTCCCAGTTTCGATTTACATTAAAAAACATGAATTTATCAAAACCTAATTCATATAAATAACTAGTAGCGCATGATTTCAACTTTTCGAGATTAGATGCACATTTTATCTCTTTAAGAATTTGAATTAGCTTTTGTGATTGAATTTGCTGAAAATCCAAAGTTTCGGCATTGTTCATATAAACCCCTTTTTTTTAAATTAAAAAAAAAGGGCAAAACACCCAAAGTCTCCGTTACTGTGTAACACTCGCGCTGTTCAGTAGCGCGAGTGCTCGATGTTATGCCCGTGTTTGATGACGTGCATAGTATTTAGTCAATATGATTTAATTACAATACAATGATAGTGTTAATTAATGATTTACATTGCATTTTCAATTATTAGCTAACATTGATTCAAACTATTATTCTATTGTTGGCATGGTTGTTTTTTTTTGCTCTCTTCTCAACTTCAGACAATCTAGCAGGCAATTGAAAAAAAACCGCACGACCTCTTGATCATCTATTCCAACGCGACCTTTAAAAATAGCGTAACGCATCACAGCATTACTAATGCAAACATAGTCTATTTCACAATCCCAAGTTATAAACCCGTCACCAAAATTCATTTCATTTCGTATTAAGGTGAATCTATTTTTGTCTAGCCACGATTTAAAGCCATCGTCCATTTCCAGCCCTTCGGCTGTAATTTTTACAGTGAAGTATTTCCAGTTTGAAAGTGTTTTTTGTATATAGCTGATATTAGATTCCATAGCGGCGTACCCTTTGAAATTTATGGTAAATATTAACGTTCGTTTTTACAAAAAGGTCACCCGGTTCAATTGTCCGCCTTTTTTTGCCTTCAAGCTCTGTTGCTCTCTCCCATACAATATTTACTATCTGCGAGTAGCACGCGCCGTTAAAATTTTTCTGGATGTAATCAATACCTATCAACCCATTTATTGTGAAATCGTACCAAGTTGGCGACATTATAAAACGCTCAAAAACCAAGCCCGCGCTATACAACTCCTTTGGCAAATTTGCCCACGTTCTAATAAAACCAGTTTCAATGTTTCTTTCTGGTCTACACAGCAAAATTATCAGGCATTCAAACGATGCATACCCGCATTTTTGATGCGGCCAACAATCTTTTACATCATGATACAAATCCAGAATAGTTGGTTGTAATAATGCGTACTCTCTGGCAAGCCGCACACTATGAACAACGCCAACATTTTCTGGTTTTTGTCGCCATCGCATAATTTTATTTATCAAGTGCAAGTTCATCATAAGCATTTTTTTCTCATCCCGTGTTTGTAATTTGTAAATAGTAAAGACACGCTAAAAAATATTAACAAATATATAGCGGCCTTATTTCCCATTTACGAATATAGGCGATTCAGAAAACATCTATTTTTTTTACGAAAACAATCACTAGTTATTACAATTGTCTGAACTTACTTTGCTAATGATAAATATTTACTTTTATATGAGTTGAGAACCCACGTTATAAAAAACAAAATCGTTTTTTATTTTTTGGAGGTGGGCACAATGAGATTAAGGCTGATTAGATCGATACATGTAATTGTAAATTATAAATGCGGGAAAATGGATTCACTTGAATTAGAAATATATGCAGATAGTGACAATGATTTTTGTTGTTATGTTACCCCATCAGATAACCACAAAAGGAAAATTCCGTTACAAACATTTTTTAATATTGAAAACGCTTTGCCAGCGGGCCAAAGAAGTGGCAACGTTATACTAGATTTTAAAGAGAGTTTTGATAACAGCGAGGATTATCTGACAAAGCTAATTCGGATTTTTACGCACTAGTAAAGTAGCGCTCTTATCCAGTTGTCCGGCAGTTGATTTTCACTAGCCATCCAGTCATTTAACGCGGCTTGCGCATCGCAAAGCGTATGATAACAAAACCTGTTTCTATACCCGAATGAATCAACATGTGTGCATATAGCGCGGGTGAAAATGAATGGAACAATACAAACTAGGCCATGATCTGTAGTATGCACAAAATCTGTATAACCGAACGGTTGAAGCTGCTCAATGATAAAATCCGTTTCAACCTGTTCAAATTCTTTTGTAAACATTTCGTTCAGTCTCCTTTGTTTGTATTCGCATTTACGCACACACGGGAAAATATATCAGTGTAATAATTACAGTTTTATTGTGTGAGGTGTGACAGAGCAAACAGAAGGCAAAAAAAAAGCCCCTTTGCGGGGCTTTGTTGTTCTATTGATGGTTTATCATGAATCCCAGTGATTAAACGAGTATGGAACCTTCCCGCGCTCTATAAGCCCCTCACTTTCTAGTTGTTTAATATGTAATTCAGCGTCTTTTTCTGCGAGTAATCCTACACACATCAATTGCAGACAAGCAACACGAACGTTTTGTGTATCTAAATGAATAGACGATTGATCAAAATAATATCCCTTATATGCATCATTCGGGAAATCATCAGCAAAAGCGATTTCACCACCATTAGTCATCCGTACTATGTCGCTATCGTCACCATTTTTTGCGTACTCTTCCAGCATGATATTGTATAGCGGGGCTATAATTGGCGTCTCTCTCGCCTCAATCCGATGCAATTTATTTTTTGTAACTGGATGAGTAAATTTATCTAAAAACTGATTTACAACACCATGAAATTTTTCATTTGCTAGCTCTAAATCTTTGTAGTGATACATTGGAAAATAACCGGCTATGATTTCATCCTGTTCTGCGCCGTGTCCAGTTGTACAAACCAGCTGTAGCTGTTTCCAGCAAAGCATATCCATTGTGCCCGATGCATTAAAATACGATAGATTGGCCTCACTAATAAAAACTGGCGTAGCTTCTGCCACTTCAAACGATTGCGCTAGCACTGTATCAAGATCTGATTGAGAATAAACATACAGTGCGTTAGAAATATAATCTTGATTCCATGAAGTTCGCTCACCCGGCAAAAGTTTTTTCTTTCTTGCGCTAACAACAAAATCTTTATATTCCATCATGTTATTATCTGAATCAGCGCGAATAGGAAAAATGTAACCGGCGGCTAGTGCATCTTCTACATTTTCAAATCGTGGAAAATCCGATTGGCCGATGGGATTTTTTGGTGCTATGTATGTGTTCCCGTATATTTCGTTATTCATGGTTTTAACCCGTTTAGTTTAAATAGTTATGTTCAGGTTCAGACTGAACAATATACACTATATTTTTAGTGTGTTTTTCAACCGCATATATATAATGCGACTGAGTGATAATGATACCAGGCTCTAACACATTAAACTAGCTGCATAATCAATAAAATTGATACCAAAACAATGAGAATATATAGGAGTAGCAAACGTGACCAGAAATAGATTAAATCTTCTAATCTCATTTGATGAAATATCACAAAAACAGGCTATTGCACTGTGTGATAACGGAACAAACAAGAAATTTATCATTAGCGACGAGGGGCTTAGCAGGCCAATATCAGATAAACACTACAGAGAACTAATAGGATTAATTAGCAACAACAGTATATGTATTCAGTATGCCCGGTTTGTTACTCGATACTGGACCTCATAAAAAGCCCCCAGCATACTGATGATGCTGAGGGAATGGGGAGCACGTATAGAACGCGTGCTAATCACCACAATTTAACTAGCACGCCTTTAATATTACGCACTCGAATCAATCCGCTCACTTCTTTTTAGTCAAATTCGACTTAATACCAGGTACTTTGTTGAACCGGTCAATAAACCGAACAAATCTTTTATACCAACCATCCCCAAATGTTAAAACGCTGATTCCCATAATAAACAATATATTCCAGCTCATAACATCAGACGCGTTCACGATGCCGTTACCATAAAGTGAAGTGACGTATACATATATAGATATGCATGTGGTTATTGTGATTGCTGGAAAATACATTTTGTGTCGCGCCCGCCAAACTTCCAACGGCAAATTGAACGCTTTAATAGACATAGTTATGTACCCGTGTTGTGTTCATGTACTGAGTATTACGCGGGCAAATTGGACGACCACAACCTACATTTTGCGATAAATTCACATTATCAATTAAATCGGTTGACGTTGTTAAACCGGGTATATACTATGCGCGCTTCTTTGAAAGCAGACGTTTCTTGCAGATTATTGGATTATTTGACGTTTTTTTATGATTAATATGTTGAACTAATTGTAAAAACTTGTTTAAATACAACGGCTTAGACGCCTTACAGCTTGTCTTTGCCAAGGTTGAGGTCGCGAGTTCGAGTCTCGTTTCCCGCTCCAATTTTTCAAAAAAACCCCTTATTTATCATACGCATAGCGCACTATACAAATAGTGTGCCATTGTTGTTTTATTGCGCTAGATTGCGCTGTTTGCGCGTTTTTGCGGACTGTTGCGATTTGTTGCGATTTGTTGCGCGGTAGCCAGTTAAAAAACTAATATCCTTTGATATCAATCACTTATTGGCGTCATTCAACCGGGAGTCAAAACCCGGCGCGGGAATGTGACAAAATTTGGTATGTGTGGTTTTGTCGGTAATGCCGGGAAACAGCACCTCACTTAAAACTAGGCGCGATACATTATCGCCATTCTGAATCAGGGCTACAGTTTTACCATGGTCAACAGTTACCGTACATTGTGCGATTGAGTAATAAAACCATGCACACATTGTATAATCAAAACTAACTCTTGTTTCATGCTCTACTGACGCGCCCTGTATATCCACAACAGCTGATTTTATTAGTAGTTGCTGTGATGGCGCGTACAGCTCTATAGCGTGCGCGATATGGCATTGTTGGAGGTTAGATAACTGTAACTGCGGGTTGTCGTACTCAATCGATGGACGCATACAGGGGGCTATGTATTGGTTGTATTTTGTACAGTATAGAATAAGGTAGACATCGTGTAAATGTGGCCCCTTTGAGGGGCTACATTAGAGGGGATCTATATGGGGCTTGTTTCGCTTATAGCTGTAAACTGGCTTGGTAGAATGCTGCTTGCTTTGTATTGGTCTGTTGATGAATAGAATTGGTTGTGATCGAAAGTAAATTGTGCGCCGTTTCCGGTTCTCGAACAAAGATCCGGTATCATTAATATTGTAATTTTCTCGTTTATCTCAACTTGGTAGGTTTCAACGGTAGCAATAAACCAGCGTATACAATTGTTTTCATCTAAAATTTCGTTTGCTTCATTTATCATACCGTAGCCAACAAGCTGATTTAATTGCTTATCATTCATCATATAGAGCAAATTTCGTATTGTGCGCCGTTGATAGTCGTTAACTATTTTTTCACCTGTATATAGACAATGATTATCAAAACATGAAGGGTCGAAAGTAAATGATGTTTGATTATTTGTGTAGCTGTCTTCTGCATTGATTTTCATCATGTATAAACCAGAGTGGACAGCTACAGAACTTTGACATTGCATTTTTGAAATAAACCAACTGGCGACAATATCAAAATTCACTAACTCGCCCTCATCATTAAACGCCTTCTTTTCAAACAAGTGTCGTATAGAGCTAGAATGCAATAAATTAATATAGTTATAAATCACTTCAATTTGCTTTGCTCTATTACTTAATGGTGGCGATTTACTGGCTGTATTAAACATTGCATTCTTCCTTTTTTATTTAATGTAATTCATTTAGCGCATTTTTGTATTGTGATGATTCTTTATAATCAACAGCAATAGCAACGTTTATCCATTCTGGCGCGTGCCCGTTTAAATAAAAGTCATCTGTTGTTTTTTCGTCAGTGTGGGCCATCAAGGTGCTTAAATCAGATTTCTCAACACCTTGTTTTGATATCAGCCAACTAGATAGTGAGCGCACTTCATAAAGTGGCGGGAGTTCGTTTTTCTTAATACCCAAAAAAAGTTTTGTGTCTTCTATTAGTTGCGCTCTTATCTCTCTGAATTCTTCAGAAAGATTTTTAACTGTCATTTGGGCGCGGTGTTCTTTGTTGCCGATATTTTGCGCGCCCAATCGTTTAGGCATACGGCTCAAAACAAAAGGACAGTTCCCGTTTTCCTTTGCCACCAACTTTGCTTTCTTAATTAATTTATTTAAAACTGGATGCTTTGTAAGATCCCATTTTAAATATGTCGCATCACCGGAACGCTTTTTAGTTAGCGACTTTTGCGGCACTACATGCAAAACATTATTTTCAATAAAGAAATTATCATTTTCCTTTTTACTGGTAAATCTCATGTTTGCAACATCACCGGGGCGCAGTGTTGTATATTGCATTATGTCTAATGCTAATTTCAATTCATTTGAGGCCAAATCATAAATATTCACAAATTGTTTCAAACTTAATCTAACGCGGTCCTTCTCTTTTATACGTTTAGATTTCGTTTGCTCGGCTTGGTTCGCCATTGTTGAAATTATCCAACCCTTGTTTAATGCGTGCTCTACTGCTCTACATAACCAAGTGCGCCAGCGACCGTAAAAATCACCGTTCGCAGTTTCTAATATTTTTGCATATTCAAAAGTGTACAGTTGATCAATAGGCCAATCTGCATAATCACAGGCTCTTAAATTCGCAACAAAACCAGTATTATTTTTCAGTGTGTTATCACCCGGATTAACTTCTTTTACCCAAAATTCAAACGCAGATTGTAGCGCAGTGGATAGAGTCACACAGCCCGGTTTTAGTTGCGGCTTCTCCCTATCAGATTTTTTAACAATAAGCGCGGCACTTTGTGTTTTGTTTTGTGAGCTGTTTTTGATTTCTGGATTAATTGTTAGCAAACCTTCATTTGCTTTTAAAAACGATTCGACTAAATCTTCAGGCTCTTTTTTTAACCCTAATTGATCATTCATTTTATGCGCGGCAACATAAGCAAGTACTCTATCTTTTCCAAAACTTTTGGATTTTAAATTTGGTGGACGATAAACAAAGCTACCATTTTTATGTTCACGTAAATACATAGGCTTTATGTTAGAAAGTGAATCGATTTCTGCTTGCGATAAATTTTGGAAGTTCATTTTTTATTCTCCCAAGTTAGCAGCAAAAAAAGACGCTGAAAGCTGATCTACTTCAGAGAGAATATTTTTTACTTTTTCTGAATTATTTTTTTCAAAAGCATTTTCGTAAACGTAAAAATTAGTTCCAATTTTTTCGCCGCGAATATCGCCATTTGAAATCAATTTTTTAATTGTGTTTGTGGAAGGACGGGAATTTTTCTCAAAAGTGTTTTCAATCCACTTTGATAATTTAATTAATTTTTCGCCACTCATATTTTCACCTCGGAAAGGCAAAATAATCGCGGTAGTTTTTGGAGGAATTTTTTTAGAAAAGTTTTGCATTTTGTTAAACCCGTTTTTTTGAAAATTAAGCCCCCATTTTTTGTTTCAGAAAAAAATGGAGGCGAGCTACGCAATGCTGAGACGTCATACAAACACGGGTTACCATTTTGCTGACCACTGCGCAGCCCACCATAACAAACTAACGACGGGCTGAACTTAACTAATATACATTGTGCTTGCGGCGTCTCAGTACCACTGACGCTATTATAAAGAATTGCATACATAATTGTAACCACTGGGAAACGTCGGTTTTGAGCGCTAATTAGTACTATTTTGCTAATAAATTCAGAATATTAGCCGGTATATGTAAAGCGCTACTTTACAAGCCCTTTTCTATACCGGCATTGACGGTTAGTTATTGGCTATATTTTGATCGTTTGGCGCTGCTATATCGTCGGTGATTTCTGTATTTTCGGGCAAAATAACAGGCGCTGGACTGGCCAAATACGCCTTTAATCTTATTCCTAATTCGGTTAATTGCAGGTCAATAAATGCGTTTAATTCGGCCAAACTTTCGTCTATTTCTTTTGCAGAAAGATTGCATTTTTTTTCACAAGAAATATTATTATCTTCGATTTTTAATTGGATATCATCATCATTATTAGCGTGCAAAGTAGCCTCATGATAAGCCAGTAAAATAGCGGCGTCATCTATGTCTGGTTTGCGTTTTAATTTCCATTCCCAGTTGCCACGTGAGGCCATTTTTTCTATAAAACCACACTCAATAATTGAATCTAAAAGGTGCGCCATATTGTTCTGTTTTAATATATGAGTGAAGCTAAATTTATTTGTAATTTTGCAAATTTTGTACGTGGAATTTAGAACTTTTAATACATCGGTTTCGCTAATTTTTTCAGTCATTTTTTTATTCCTTTATTTTGAATGTTTTTCAATTAATTTTTTTGAAAATTATTTTTTTATGTGATTTTTTTCATTTCTAAAAGCTTGTTATCGTCCAGGTTTTCGATAGGATATTTTTTCATATCGGCAGAAGAAAAAACCCACATTGAATTTCCATTTGTAAAAGTTTTTTTTGTTTCGTTGTGACAATAAGTTATTGTGTTTTTGTCTAAATCAGAGTCAATTGGCTTGCACCAGTTTTGCAAAAGATAGGGTGCAAAAATATGATCCTCGCATCCCTTCCTTTGTTTTTCTTCGTCAATTTTTATTGCGCCCGTACTGGGTAACATACACTCCCATTTTGCAACGTTTTTGGCCCTCTTGACTGGTCTGGAATGTACACAAGTACGGCAGTTGATATCAGGTACTTTTGTGCCATGGCACGAATCCGAATAAGAGCAAAAACTTTTACAGTAAAACCATGCTGGCGAGTCAGAACAACGCGGAATGTCACGCGGATTATCAGTGGCAATAATGCGCGATGCTTTGTCGCGTAATGCATTTGCATACGTATTATTGGCGTCAGTTCTTATACTCAAAGTATCCCTACCACCGGGTGTTGATACCGTCATATAATGGCGTGGAATTTTTGAATATTTCATGTAGTTCACGGCCTGGCCGTAGTACGTTTGATTCCAGTGCTGAAGAACTTTTTTTTCATCTACAGAGCTTTTTAACTTTTTTAATTTTTTAAATTCTGATTCCGCAATCTGTTTGTGCTCCCATATTTTTGTAGATTCGGAACCGATTAGACCGGTTATAATTCCGTCCGCATGACCTTTGTAATGGCCTCCTAAATCCACAAACTCGAATTGTTCGCCATCAACATCATGGGTTAATAATTCAACGTTAGGAACTAATTTTAGTCGCTTTGCTTGAAGGTCTTCGCCTGAATGTCCATCATGAAATTTTTTTAAGGTTATCGCTTTATATTCTGGTTTTGATATCCATTTATAATCAAAAAATGATTTTCTTTCGCACTCACTACCAATAGAGGACATTCCAATGTATGGCCGTTGCTTGTCCGATTTTGCACGCCATTCTAACTGAGCATCAACAGCCATTAGCGTTTTATCTTTGTCTAAATCAATTTGTGTGCCCATTAAAGCCCAATCCTTTTTTCTATTAAATCCGTTATTTCTTGCAATGTATAACGCCTTCCAAATCGGCCCAAAAAGGTCCAGTTTTTATCACTGGCTAGCCGTGTAAAACGTTGCGAGTCATAGATAACACAACGCATTAACACGCGGTCGTGATTGTAGAAAAGCGCACGGTTTTTGTTTTTTTGAAGTTCTTCTATTGCTTTTAAAAAATTGGTGATACCACAATAGCCATTTTTTCTGTTATCCAGCGAATTAAATAAAATCTTGCTTCTCACTGATATCATTTTTTTTCTGGAGCCGTTCACATATGCCAAATATTCAAAACAACAACGATTCGATTTTGCGCACTCGTTAAAGTGCGCGCAACCTTGGCATGGTGAGGGTTCATGAAGTAAATCAATACCCATATATGCCATTGTCATTAGATGCCACCATTATTCCTGTTAGCATTAACCGCGTAGGTTTGATTGTTTTCATACGGTGAGGCTGTGTGTTGTTGGCTGTCTGTTTGTGGCTCACGTTGAACCTGATTAGGTGAAAAGCTTTCAACGTTGTTACGAAATGGTTCTTCCGCACCTGTATTGGTATTGAGTTTGTATTCAACACCCAAGGACACTATCAACGGTTTGTTGTAAAGCATCGTGGTATCGCGTGGACTGACAACGCCGCAAGCATCCGCTAATGCTCGTAACTCGGCGCGGCCAATATCTACGGTTTGTTGGTTTTGGTGCTCAAAATTAATCCAGTGCCTAAATTTTCCGCCAGCATAATTACCTTGAACTATTTGAAATTCAAATAGTATGCCGTTACCCGTTTTGTTTTTGTTTTGCCGTAGTTCATCACTAGTAAGAATCGCTATATAGTCGTCACGCGGGTAAACTTGGGAGCTTCCGGTTGACGGTTGATAGTCATTAGTATCAAAGTTGATAGCAGTCATTTATTGGCCTTTTCGGTTATTTTTATTGAAGGTTTCGGAAAATGCGCCCCAGTTTAGCGGGAGTTCTGGCGGTAGGTCGTACCGGGTGCCCGCTAGATATGCGGCGTTGTTTTGCAGACATAAAACCCTTTCGTTACTGGTTGTCGCTGCAAATATTTTGTTTTGCCCTGATTTGGTTTCCTTTGTGCGCTGATAAATAGGAACTTTTGCAAATCCAATAACGTCGCACCATTCGGATAAGATTTCACAAGCCCCCTGGCCTGATTTCGGGCTATGCAATTTCATTTGCCAAAAATCATAAGGCTCTAATTCAGGATCGTTAATGGTTTTTAATCTTGAGTGGCAAATAAAGCCAATGATCATTTGTTTTTTACTGCGCAAGTTTTCGAGCAATAACAAAAGTTCACGCCAGTAATTGTTTGCTATCGAATGGCCGCGACCATACCCGCCAGCCACTTGTTCTATAGTGTCACATCCAGCTTCTTTGCATATTTGATTGTGTATTAACCTTTCTAGCCAATCAGCGGAATCAATGACCAGTGTTTTAAACTCGTGCTCTTCACTGATTAAAACATTGATAGCTGAAATAAAATCACCGTATGTTTTAGCCAAATCAAAAGCATTTGTGTTTATACCGTCTAGCCCGTCTTCGGTTTGAATAAATATTGGATTTGGAGCGAGTGAAAAAAAAGTAGACTTCCCCACTTTTGGCGGTCCATGCACTAAAATCCTCGGCGGTGATGCGTTGGCGGTTTGTTTGATGCTTGCTAATGACATGGCCATGATTAAGCCTCAACTACTTTGACAGCGGGTTTTGATGGCTTTTCAGTAATGTAAGGAACAAGTTTTTTAAATATATCTGGTTTGTATTTCTGATATTCTTTGAAGCTTTTTTCATTAACTTTTGTTTCGGCTCTAAAAATATCGTTGTATGCAACACTCCCAATTTCATGAAATAAGCTTTCTAATGATGCTTTATCCTGAACGGCTTTTCTGTTTACTTTCGATGTTACCGATACATTAAAATTGGTTAATTTTATGGTGGTAGTGCCGTCTAATGCAGGCTCAATCATTTCTAAAATGTTTGCTTTTACTGTTTCAAGCTCTTTTTGTAGTTCATCAATTTGGGATTTTATTTCTGTAAATGTGTTGGCTAATGCAGACAAATCGCTAGTCATTTTTTCAGCTCCGTTGATAGATGGGAGAGAAACAATAAGCGATCAATTTAGGGCGCGCCATTGTAAATATTAAATGCATGTTTTTCGAAAGTAGCTATTGTACGTACCAAAAACACTTTAAATAACAACCGATTACAGAAAATAAAATTTCCAACATATACGATTTAGGTAAAATATATTCCAGCTTGAAACAACTGTAATGATGTATTTTAATTTGACGCAAACGAAAACAGGGCTAATGACAAAATGACCATAATAAATTTTGATACACACCTGTATGGCAGAAAAAAACAAGAGCTTTCTACTGTCGATTTAGTGAGTATTGAAGCGCAATTTATTAATGAATTAGATAGGTACGGTTTAATTATTGATGGCTCAATCTATGAAAATGAATTAACAAGGGTAAATCACAGAGAAAAACCCAACAAAAAAACAGGGTGGTATGTTTATTTTGGCGTTGACAGTACCACCGGACTTGCGGGTGGTGTGTTTGGTGACTGGCGAGACGACACAGCGCACCATTGGACAAATAAAGACAATATTGTAATAGACCCTAACGACTGGAAGATATTTCAAAAAAAGATATCTGACAGAAAAGAAAAGGCAGAAGCCGAACGCAAGAAACTACAAGACAAAGGCGCGGGTGATGCCACCATATTTATTGATAGCTTAACCCTCGCTACAAATCATAATTATCTGATAAAAAAGAATGTTAAACCATATGGCGTATATATTGATAATAGTTCGTTGGTTGTGCCGATGCGCGATAATGCCAAACAGATACGCAACTACCAACGAATATATGAAAATGGTAAAAAATATTTTTCAGAATACTGTCAGGTGAATGGTTGCTATCACCTCATTACAGCAAATCACAACGGCAATGTATATATTGTTGAAGGTTACGCCACTGGCGCAACGATTCACGAGTTAACCGGGTGCGCTGTTTATGTTGCATTTGTTGCGCATAATTTAAAGCACGTGGGGCAAATTGCGAGAAAGCAAAACCCACACAATCTGATTATATTTGCCGCCGATGATGATAGAGAAAACGACATAAACGCAGGTTTAGTTGGTGCAACAAAAGCCCGCGATGTTACGGCTCATTCAATAGTTAAAATCCCTAACTTTATGGGTGGCGATGGCACAGACTTTAATGATTTGGCCAACACACTGGGAGACAGTGAAGCGTTAAACCAGTTGATACAGTCAAGCGATATAGACAGGGGTGTAAAAATAACCCGCATTGGCAACTATGACTACACTAAAAAAACTAATTGGCTCATTCACGATATGTTTACCAATGATTCACTTGTTGGCATCTATGGCCCCAGTGGTGGCGGTAAATCATTTGCTGTTATCGATATGGGCTTATGCATTGCGACCGGCCAGCCATGGCATGGACACGATATAAGTAACGATATGCCGGTTTTATATATATGCGGTGAGGGCCAGCAAGGCATCTCAAAGAGAGTTGCGGCATGGTGCAAGCATAACAACCATGGTTACGCCGATATCGATTTTTATATAACAAGTGGCCCTGTTTTGTTTCTCTCTCCTGAGCAATACCTAGATCTAATCGATAAGGTTTCCACGCTACAAAGCCATACAAAAAAACAATTCGGCGCTGTTATTTGCGATACGTTAAATCGAAATTTCGGACCCGGTGACGAGAACAAAACCAGTGATATGACCGCATTCATTCAGTGCATGGATGGAATAAGGCGCACTACGGGCGCGGCTGTAATTGTGGTTCATCACACAGGTGTTGCAGAAACTGGTAGAGCACGCGGTAACAGCTCACTACGCGCCGCACTGGACACAGAAATACAGGTTAGTCGGCAATTGGCTGGCCCCGTTACGCTATCAATAAAGAAGCAAAAAGACGGGCCAGAACATAAGCCGATTAACTTTTTAATGCGCCCTATCACCATTGCCAATGATGAGGATGGCGAGCCAATAAAATCAATTATTTTACAAAAAACAGAGGGTGAAAATATGGAATATCCATCAAAACCAATCAAAAGAGGAACGCCGCGAGCGGTTGCAATAGATATACTCATGGCAGAAATTGCACATTGTGACCGCGTGGCAAAATCAAAAGGTGAGGCAAAAGCACTAGTGTGCAAAGTGGATGAAAGGAATTTTGCCGGTGCATTTAGAACCGAAATTAAGTCACGCGGTCGTAAAAATGCCAGTACGGCATATGCCGAATTAAAGCGCGGAAATGATTTTTTAGGGTGGGTAAAACAGCAAGGTGCATGGCTGATAATCAACCGAGAAGTCGTTGAAAAAGTCTCACATACGAATGGGGTATACGATTAGTTTTATCGTAATCGTATCGTATCGTAGGCTGTGGATAAGTGGGGTATACGATAAGAAAAGTTATCGTAGTCGTAGGCCATACGTATCGTACGATTGGCCTATACGTACGACTACGACTATATATAGTATATATATAGTCGTATGGTCGTAGGCCCGCATAAACCCTACGATTGATACGATACGTACGAAAAGGTACGAAAAACAAAAAACCAAAAAAAGAAAAACAAAAAAAGGTTTTGTAATGAGTAGATTTTTTGTTGTTGGAATAGATCCCGGTATTCGTGGTGCTCTTTGCTTGCTGGATGAAAAAAGGAAATTGGTCGAGTTATCAGACATGCCAACAATAACCCCTATTCGCAAACTGGAAGTAGATCCAGTTGGCGTAAGTGAAGTTTTGAGAGGATTTAAAAAGTTAACGAGAAAACCGATTATTGTTAACCTGGAATCGGTTGGAGCAAGACCAGGACAAGGTGTAACAAGTATGTTCAATTTTGGACAGGGCTATGGTGTGTTACGCGGCGTGATTGCTTGTCTTGATTTAACGTGTCACTTGATAACGCCGCAACGCTGGAAAAGTGAGGCTGGGTTAATCGGTGGAACAAAACAGGATTCAATAGACTTGGCAAGAAAGCATTATCCAAGTGCGCCGATTTATTTAAAAAAACATGATGGGCGTGCAGAAGCGTTATTGATTGGATTGTATGGGGTTACATATGAGCATTGAGAGTATTTTATCAAAATTGTCGTTGCCATCGATGGGAAATTCAAAGCCGGGAGCTGATGCAACAAATTGCAAAGGCTCTGTAAGCGACTCACAGACCAAAGCAACGGAAACCCGAAGCAGTAAGCCACTGGGTGACAATTTATCAGCTATGGACGTCGCTGGGGCTATGGCGGGCATGTCAGAGCGCTGTTATCACTTTGCACTGGCAAAATATTGTAGTGATTCAAGATCGGCCAATAAATTATGGGAGCTTATGCGCGAGCTGGCGGCAGAGCTTTGGCCAAAAATCTCAACTGATCAAGCAACCGCGCTGGCGTTAATTTCTATGGAGTCCGTTTTATGGTCAGTACAATGTCGTACATGCAAAGGCACAAAAATGATTATGAAAAGTCAAACAAAATATGTCGAATGTACTACATGCAACGGTACTGGCATTGGCAGAACAAGCGGGAGAAAGTGCGCGAGCATGTTGGGGATATCAGAGACTGCGTTTAGAAAGACTTGGAACGATAGAGTAGCAATTTTACAATACACGCTGTCAGAGTATGACTATCTAGCAACAAAACACATTAGAGCCAAAATAGGATAATTGTGAAATATTTACATTTTTTTACTCTTGCAGGTGCGCGGCAAAGGAGTAATATTTCTATTGTCGGTTGTGGCCCTTCCTACCACATCCGATTTATTCCTATGTTTTGTTTGTTAGTTTTTGTTTAGCGACTGAAAGTAAAACAATAATAATATCTTCTCTTAATTGAAATTTTCCATGCAACCCGGACTCCTTACCGGGTTTTTTTTCGCCTGAAAAAAATAATTATGCTGCCTTTTGAAACTGCAAATATTGAACAAAATAATATGTATGATTGGCTTTTTACTGTTTTGTTGAGCATTTGGGGGCTTCTTTGCGCCATGTTAGACCCAGGAATAATTTTAACTGTTTTGTCAATCGTGCTGGTATTGCTAAAGGTACTACACGAAATACTAACGATAAAAACGACAATAAAAAAATTAAAATCCGGTAAAAAACAATGACAGTTAGCGCAACTTTTCGAGCGGAAAGCCAGAGTGAAAACGCTGTAGCTGGCGGCTCTATTACCGTTGTAGCGCCTGCTGTTGTGCTGTTCAGTGCAATCAATACAACATCAACAACGGACACTGGGAACGATGCGTTTAGAGCTATTGGTCACCTTTTTAATTTTGGCGATACTGGTTCAAGTGGTGTCGGTAGCTGGGCGCAACCTAGCCTACATGCTCTAAGTGATCGATTAAAAAATGAATTTTGGGGGCATGGCGTTACGGCGCATTTATATGACGAGCCGGGAACGTTCACAGTTCAACATAAAGCACGTGATAGCGCATCTGATGAAGATCAAAGCGCAGACATCACAATTATTGTTCAAGATCCTGAGATAGTTTATGACCCGACAATTAGCGGTAATACTTATTATTTTAGTACAGGCGCAATTAGTGCCGGTTCAGATGGGATTCCGGCGGGTGCGGTCAACGTCTTATCAAACCAAACAAGCTGGCCAACGTTCAGGAATGAAGCAAACGACACACGCTATCTGTTAAAAGCTGGCGATGATTTTACCTCATTTGGTCAAATGGAATTTAGATTAACCAGTAATTGGCAGGTTGGAAAGTTTGATACTGGCATCGATCCCATAATTGCGGATATTCATAGCGGCACACTAAACCCGAATAGCCATGGTACAAGCTGGCCTGTAAACAATACGATTTATGATATCGATTGTTTAAGTTATACGTTGCGAACGGTCACTAAATATCATTCGTTTATACGCGGCAGAAGTCGAACACGTGTTGATATGGCAAGCGCGCTGGACTTTCTATACACCAGCGGTAACCCGGCCACGCAGGCAGCGTATGAACATCCGCAACTATGCGCTATTGTTGATTCTACAATTGTTGAATCTGGCACAGGAACAAACAACACATACAACGGTAACGGGCGCGGTCAAATAGTCATGGGTTGCGTTGTTGGTGAGCCAACAGCGGGAGAGGAACATACTTTTCGTATTTATGATTCATATGAAAGTGTGTTTCAACATAACCAAGTTTCGCGCCCTGCTGCATTCAACCGGCTATGTATGAGGATTCATTCCAGAGGTTCAGATCCATACACGGATTTGTATTCAACCAGCCAAGAAATGGAAAGCGCCTATAACGTTGTTGAAAGAAACCATTTTAACTCACCACAATTAACCCCAATAAATTGGCCCGTAGAATTCGCACCACAAAACGATAGTATCACGCCCCCTGAAGGCATTAGAGATACATCATTTGTTCATAATGACATTAGTACAACTGGTGACCTGAACGAATTACGTTTAGGTGGTTTGCGATTAGTTGAGGGCCAAAACTCAATCGAGGGAACCGAACAAGCAATAAGTGTTTTTACTGGTTATCGCGCTGGCGCGATTCCTTCCGGTTGGGATGGTCCATACTACACCAACCAAACACTACCAAAGCCTAGCGAGTTTGGAACCATTCATGATATGGAAGGCGCGCTAACATCGAGCGCCGTTGTTAGTGCAACGCTAACTAATAACATTCGATTAACCGGCGGCCTTCCATCATCAAGCACGGCATCTGCAACTATTAGTGACAATGGTTTGGCTGGTGCGCTTGTTGGCGGGAGTGTTGCCGGTGCCTCTTTAACAACTAACGTTTTACTAAATAGTGATTTAACATCGCCAGCAATAATCAGCGGCGGTATTGATACCATTAAGCTGATGAATGGTTCACTCGCTGGCGACTGTACATTATTTGGTGATTTGAGTTCAGCCAATGATTTTAATGGCGCGCTAAGTGGACAAGGCGTAGTTGTAGCAAATTTATTTAGTGATAAAAATTTACAAGCAAGTGTTTCAACACAATCCAGTTTAATCGCTGATTTATCTGTATTAGCCGGATTTGCAGACATTAACGGAACAATAACAATAACAAGCTACCCGTAAAAAAAGGTAAAAAAAAATGGCTAAAAGCGATTACTTAGAAGGCGAAATTATTCGCCATATTTTCAGGACTGGAAGTTATACAAAACCAACGGGCATTTATATTGCCTTGTTTACAGCAGCGCCTAGCGATTCAGGCGGCGGTACTGAGGTTGCGGGCGGCAGCTATGCGCGTGTTGGTGTTGGCCCATCAGATGCCACTTGGAGCGCCCCTAGCGGCGGTGATGGACAAACAAGTAATGTCGGCGTGATAACTTTTCCCGCGCCTACTGCAAACTGGGGGCTAGTCACCCACTTTGCAATTTATGACGCGGTGAGCGCTGGAAATATTTTGTACCATGGTGCATTAACGCAAAGTAAAACAATTAATAATGGTGATGCCGCGCCGAATTTCCCAGCGGGAACATTGACCGTTACAGAGTCTTAAAATGATAACTGAAATCGTATATAAAAATCGAGACAATCCCAATAGTGTTTTAGTAAAACAAAATAATGTTGCATTGGATTTTTCGACAATCACGCGCATGGTGTTATCGTTTGGCGGTAATAATGCGATTGCGGATAGTGATGTAAATAGCGATTTTATTAATTGGTTCGATAATGGCGTTGTGGAATTCAATATTGGTGGGTTAGATATTACAACTGCCGCGCCATTATCGGCTACTTTAATAGCGTACGATCCATCACATAGTGATGGTCAGGTTATTACGCATTTTGAAAGCAACGAGTTAAATTTTAGGTTCGTTATAACGTGATTGGAATCAAAGTTAAAAACGAACCAACAATAAAATATCTACAAAAAGTAGTAACAAAACAAATTAGATTTGCTACTGCTAAAGCGTTAACAGACACGGCCATAGATGCACAAAAAGAAGTTTTGCGCCAACTACCAAGGCGCATAAACCAGCCCTCTAATTTCACGTTACGCGGTGTTGCAACTAGGCGCGCTACTGTTCAGACATTCCAAGCATTGGTATTTATCAGGCAGATACAAGCCGAATATTTACAGTACGCGTTTATAGGCGGTACACGTAGGCCAAAGGGCAAGGCTGATCTAATGCCAGTGCCTGGCAATATAAGGCTAAACAAATACGGCAATATACCAGCTAAGAAAGGCGGCAAATATATAGAGCGCCGTACAGCAAAGAATAGAAGATATTTTTTAGGTGCCCCATATAAAAAGGGTGGGCAGTTTGGGCAGTACGGATTGTGGGAACGGATCGAAAAAAACAATCACCTAAAACTAATCATTGCTGGCAGACAAGGCCCGACACACTATAAGAGGCGATTGAACTTTGATGCCATAGTGGCCCGTGAAGTACAGCGTCAATTTCCCGGCAGGTTTAATAGAGCCTTTGCCAAAGCCATAGCCACGGCGAGAGGATAGCGCAATACTGCTATCCATAATGTTAGTGCCTGCTATCGCTCCGTATTCCGCTGAAAATAGAAGAATACAGGTACTTTGCCAGTATCGTCAGAGATGGGTAATTTGCAG